AGCTGCCAATCTTCGCAGTGCTTCTTCGTAATTTACATACTGTTGTGCTATCTCTGGGCCTAGTACCTGCTGAGTAACAGTTAAGAACTCAGTTAGTTTAGTCAGGTCATCACCTCTACCTATACCTTCAAGACCTGTTACTGCTTTTGGTTGTACTAAAGGTTCACCTGTCTCTTGACTATCAGGGAACTCAGGTAGTTTGCCTTGTCTTTGTAACATATAAATTAATCTGCGTACTAGTGGTAGCTGTAGTTCTTGAGTAAGTATGGAGTAGAAGCCACCGATACTTGCTTCAAGTTCTTGTGCCATGTAACGGATCTCCTCTGCTGTAACTCTTTCCCCTGGTCGTTGGATGGCTGTGTTAAGTAAGAAAGCAAACTGCATCCTGCCTTCAATGCGATCAATAGTTACGTTTGCTATCTGTAGATCAGCCTGCTTCTGAGCTTGAACGACAGTCACATCAGCAGCATTACCTTGAACTATTGCACCGTTTGCTGCTGACGACAGGGTTCTAGGTCTAGTCGTACCATTCGGATTGCAAAGAAATAAAATTTTACTGGCTGCTGCTGCTGCTTCTATCACTGCTTGATACAGAGATTCAAGTGCAGTTAGATCACCGTAGTACTGCTCAGTATGCGAGCGTCCGTAATCTTCTGAATCTAATTTTTCATAACGCAATACGATCCAAGGACTACAGTTCTCTGGACAACGACCATAAGTATTAGGAATCTCCTTGCCCTTACATTCTTGATACCAGGTAGATACTCCGTCTTCAAACTTGACACAGGTATGTATCTTAATACTTTTCTTTGTTACTTCTGATTCATCTTTATCTTTCTGATCAGGTAAGAAACCATCAGGCAATGCTTCAGGATAAACTTCTTCTTCGATTAGGATCTCTGTTATATGTCCTGAAGGATCTCTTACGACACAATAATCCTGTAGATGTATAACTCTTATGCCATCTGGTAGTACATAAAGAAGAACATTACCTGTTACTAGCAGTTGTCTAAAGGCTTGGTTCAATGAAGCTCTTGCACTCATTGTTTCAAGCATGGTCATGGCTGCTTGTTCAACCTGTACCAGTGCTGTGTCTAGTTCTGTCTTTAGTTCTGGCCCTTGCTCTTGTATTCGTAAGGCAAGACTATCTATCTCTAGCTTGAAGAAGGGAGTGTTAGGAGGAAAGAGAGTTACACCAAGCTTATGTGCTAAGTGAGTAACACCTCTGGCTCCTGTTGACTGCCAAGGTGTCTTAAGTTTTCCGTGATCTCCCTGGTTAGAGTCGGGACAGATAGAAGGAATCGTTACCTTTGCACAGTCTCTACCTCTTTGAAGAAAAGGATCACGGTTAGTTTTTAGTTGGTCGTATCTACCAGCTAGGGTTGTACCCTTTTTCTTTTTCTTCGATCCTTTACCAGATACAAGATCCAGACTGTTTACTTTTAAATCCATTAGGAGTAGATGCCAAGGCCGACATTATGTCTTCTTGATTGTTTCGTTGCACGTTGTACATATTTTTTTCTATCACCAACTCGTAGTTCATCTAATGCAGTTGATGCTACTTGTGCAGTTTTCTCTGGTGCTGGTGGTGGTGGAGCATTAGCAATACGTTGTTGCTTGTCGTATCTTCTTTTGTTTTCTTCTCTTGTTACTTCAAACTGACGCTTCTGTTCTTCTAGCTGCTCTCGTTGCAGAGCCATGTTTTCGTCATGCCTTTCTTCGGCCTGCTCCATAGCTTCTGAATTGTCGTTACCACCACCGCCACACATCAGCGTATCCCCCCAATGTTAAGACCACCAACACCGCCAGCTCTGTTTCCGTTTCTGTTCTGTCTGTTTGCTCTGCCGTAATCATCTCTGATTGAGGCTTGATTAACAAGTGGATCAGGTTGAGAAAGCTTCATCTGATCTGCTGCTGTTGGTGAATCGTTATCATTAGCAAGATACACATTTGTTTTACTACCTCCGCCACCGTAAAAATTGTTTGTTGCTTGTTGTTGGGGTTGTAAGTTTGGCCCTTCACCATCAATCAAATTACTTTTAGCTTCAGGATTTAAAACTAAATTCTTATACAACAGGGCTGTTGCCTCATCTTGTGACATACCTCCTGCAATCTGATTAGCCATTTCATTACCCCAGTAATCCATGCCTATCGCACCAGCAGTGCGTCCATGTATCCTGTCATATGCTGTATTGATTATGTTGGCATAAGGAGAAGAAGAACCTGTTATATCTGTAACGTCTGGATTAGTTGGCTTGAACTCACCAGCAAATTCTTGTTGGTTTACTTTTACTTCTTTCCCATCTATGGTTTCAGTCTTATCCCATCCAGGTGTATTCACATCGTGTGCATGTGTTGTACCTGGTGCATGTCTAGCGAGGTTGCCCATGAAATCTGCTAATGATTTCTGAAACGCATCCTTGGAACTAAGTCCTTGTGTCGCTGCATAATGTGCTTGACCAGACTTTAAATCTTTAGTCCAATAGTCATATCCAATCTCACCAGGTGATCTACCTAGCAAAGATTGATAGCCGTAGTCGACATACGATCTGTAATCTTTTAGCCCTTCCTCCTGTGTCTCAGTAGCGAATGGATTAGAAGGATCAGTTGCTTTTACTTGTCCATAGATGTACGAAGTCATTCCATACCTGTGGTGTTTTGTTCATTATATACAGACTCCAACATTCTTACTAGTTCTACTTGACCACCGTACCTCCATATCTCTCGTTCAGGTGTATCTATGGATGGACATTTATCAGGGTAAATCTCTTTTAATTTCCTGATAAGCACCTCATCTATTGGAGGCCAGAGATCTTCATCAATCATGTGGTGGTTCCCAGAGGGATACTTCTTGCTTATGTAAATTGTACTCCCCGTGTCTCAAGATTCTAGTGAGTCGTGCTGA